GGGAAGGGGAACAATAGCCTTTGACAAATCTACTCCAATAGCTTCAACCTCCTTGAACTCGCCGGGAGATATAGGATCGTTTTCGTTTACCATCCTAACTCCCTTGGCCTTAAACCCTCCCGGTAAATTTGCAAATTGCCCTGCGTCTACTAGGGATCTCATTGCGGCAGTGGCAGTCATAGTCAAATTACCAAGGAAATGTATAAGACCTAATCCGTAGAAGCCGAAACCGGGAACGAACTTATAATGAACAAAATGATTTTGTTTCTCTTTCGTTGGATCGTCCTGTTTATAGTTTCTACGAATACTTAGTATCTGTTGTGTCTTTTCTTCAACAGTCACAATATATGGAAGAGACTCTTCGTCATCTTCCAAATTCAAATAACAATGTTGTTCCAGAAGAACATACTGTGGATCATTCTCATAGCTGGGAGACAACCCAAGAATATTGTCCATTTTCTCAGTAAAAGCTGAAACATTAAATTGAGAGGGCATCCCAATATTTAAATCTCTGTAAGCTCCTGCTGCAATATCTCTTTGAAACTCTACTGAACTTTTATAAATAACATGCGTACATCTTTCTGAACTTCTAAGATCAGAAGCAAAGTAAGAAATATAAAACTGATCAATCGGTATAAACTCTGATACCGGACGTTTCAGAACTGAGCTATAATAAACTTTTTTAAATGCCGACCCAATCAACGGTAGATGAAACAACATTCTTTCAAACTCGTCAAAGTATTCTGGCATCTGTTCTGTAAGCTGATAGTTCATAAAGTTCTGAACACGGTTAGCTTGCATTTCTTTATCAGGTGTACTACTACCCAGAATATTTGCTTTTATAGGACCATTCGGGGGAAACAGTTCTGAGGAAGCCTTGGCTTGAAACTTAACAGCAGATTCTATTAAAAGGGGATGTACTGCCGTACATGCCCCCTGAAATGGCTCAGTACCATCTTCAACCTTCAAACCAAGTAGATCAAAGCCACGTTCAAACATGGACTCCCAATCTGCACGGGAATCTTTATCAGCCATAAAGTTATCTACAACTTCTGCACCAATCTCCTGAAGAACATCTTCTTCAATATCTTCAGCCAAGTTAGTATACCATTCGGTAATATCTTCATCACCACTCATCTCTATTTCCTGAGAAAAGTCTACCATAACACCACCATCAGGTTCTACCTCAAAGGTAGCTTCTGTAGTTTCTTCTGGCGTGGGAAGATTAATTACATTAGATGTAGCTTCCGTTATTGCTTCAAATGGGTTTTGTTCAATTGCCATTTATTTAATTTCCTCTTTCATATACAAAGCCTGATTCTCTTTCTGCTGTTGCAGCAGGACCGCTTTGTTTATCTTTATCTATAACTGCTTGAACAGCTTCTATAAACTCTTCTTCTGTTGTTGCATTTTGAATTGCTAAATAATCTGTTGCAGTAATTACACTTCCCGGCTGTTGTATCATATTTGCTACTGTGTTTAAAGTATTATTTATAACATTTGAAGATATATTAGTAGACCTAGTTACAGGCATATTAGCAACGTCTTCTATTATAGGAGCTTCACTTCCTCTGGGAGTATCTTCTACAAAAGGATCTGGATTAAAAAACGCTTCTGGAGGTAAACTACCAATATCTGTTACAACAGGATCAACAGTAGTATTAGTATTTATTATATCCATGATTGATGCTAATTCAGCATCAGACATAGGTAAAGCTGCTCTTTCTACAGCCCGATCTGCTTCTGATACTGCTGGTACTGCACTTGGTGAACTTCTTAGTCCTCCAGTTAAATCTAATGGCGGTCCAATAGGATCTGGATCAAAAAATACTTCTGGAGGTAAACTACCAATATCTGTTACAACAGGAGCTATGTCCTCTACTGTGGGTTCTGGTGATGGAAGAACTGATGCAGTAGGAAGATTATAACTACTTCCAAATTCTGCCGCTGCTTTAGAATCACCACCAATAGCATTAAAAATTGTATCTAAAACTTCTTTTGCGGCAGGGACACGATCTTCATATTCTTTTTCTACTGTTTTAACACCAACATCAAAAGCTTTTTCTACTTTTTCAAAACCGGGAATATTTTCTCTTAACGTACTTTTAAGAGAATTTAAAGCTGGTTGAATAGTATCTTTATAAATTTCTTGGGGGACACCCATAGCTACTGCTGGCATGAAAGGGCTGGTTAGTGATGTAACAATACCAAGACCTTGAAACCATCCTTGTAGTGCTTCCCTATCCATGTAGTTAGATAAAGCCGAAGCTTCTGCATTCGGAGGAAGACCAAAAGCATCTCCACCTAAAAGACCTTCAACAGTATCTCCCGGCTTTGCAGCATCCAAGGTTGCTCTAATAGCACCACCTTTTGTTCCATCAAAAGCCATAAAGATATCTTGATATCTATCAGCTTCTGCTTTAGTCAAAGCAAAAGGCGCATCTGTTTCTCTACTACCTCTTAGACCTCCCATATAAGTAGGAAGACCAGCTTGTTCAAGTGTTGATAAAAAACCTCCTACTCTTGTACCAAAGCGAGGATCTTCAGGTGATATATTTGGATCAAGAACACCATATCTTTCATCAAGCGTCATAGCTTGACTAAAAGGTGCAATAGCTTCTGTATATGCTTTTCTGTTTTCAATAGATGGATTGTATAACATATTCTGAATAACAGGATCTGCCATCATCTGTATGTTTGGTCTTTCTACATTTTCAAAATCAAATTTATCATATCTTTGTTTCTTTTCTGGTAAGAACCTAGGTGGTCTATATTTTTTTGTTTCGTAAGGATCTTCTTCTTCTAACCCTCTTTGTGTAAGATATCCAAATGTAGTTTCTACAGGTATTCCAAATGAATTTAATACTGCACTTGCAGGAGCATATCCTTTTTCTTCAACTTGGCCTAATAAAGTTGAAAAGAGGTCTTTACTTAAAAAACCTTTAGCTCCCCCTACTTTACCGTCTTTTTTACCAACACCAAAAAAATCTGTATATTCTTCTGCTCTACTTTTAAATGCCGGCACTCTGCTATATATTCCTGCCATTCTGTCTTCATAAGCTTGTTGAGCGGCTTCTCTGTCTGCTTGTTCTTTAGCCGCACGAGCATCTTCTACATTAAAACCAAAATCTCTTGGATCGCCTCTCATACCGGAATATCCTCGACCCGGCCCATATCCGTAATCAACACCTATATCTTCACCAGCAACACCAGCATTAGGATCACCCATACCTCCAGTAGCATCATCCGCTTCACCAGAACCATAGCCACCCATACCTTCACCCATGTCAATATAAGCAGGAACACCTTTGGTTCCTTCCATAGGTTTACCAGCGCCGCCCATAAATTTAAGGATATCACTTTCAGAGTCTGTGATATAGGCGAGTTTGTGGGGTTGTCCCTTAATATTCTTTTTTCTTGGTAAGGAAGTAAGTCCTGCCATAATATTCCCCATTGGTTTCCTTCTATTATAACATACTTATGCGGCAAAGTTCCAATAAGTTGTTTTTTTCTGTGTTGGCTCATCTTCCCACTCAGGATCTTCTGGATGTTCAAGATGCCAAGAGTCTCGTAAATAGTGTATTGCCATAACCAGCGCATCAACCTGATCATCATGTGCAGCGTTGGGGAACTTTAATAGTTCGTCCACTAACCCGTCTGCCCACTTCTTTCCCTTGGGAACCCAGACTCTTCCTGCTTCTATCATAGGGCTGGCTGAATAAACTCTGGATACCTTATCCCGATCCGGCATATATTCCTGCACAGGTAATCCAGATCGTCTTAAATCCTGCAAGAGTGATTGACCGCTGGCTTTCTTTTCAATAATACATACATCTGGATGGTGTCTGTTATAAAGCTCATGTGCCTTTCTGCGTAACTCTGGATACTCCAGCCTTTCTCGCATATTACCCAGAAGTATTAAATGTGATACAAACTCTTCTAATCCATCTTCTGTTTGATTATACATGGAGAATATACCCCATGTCTGTATCACGCTATAGTCTGCCGTAGTTCTGGTAGAGAAAGCAGTATCATATGTTTGTATTACAAAGTCACAGGTAGGGGGATCTCCGTAGTTCCACTCTTTCAACCATTGCTTTTTTATTAAACCTCCCTCTTCCGGGGTAGGGTCTTGCATATAAAGTGAGTTCCAGTAGCGACTACCATTACTTGCACGTATCTCATTCTCATCTATTTTTAATAACTCACTAGTTTTCCATTCTGGAAAGTAGCTACCACCCTCTTCCATACCAAGTAACTCGGCAGCTTCTGTGTCTAACCATGCAGGTATGCGTATGACTTCCCAAGGTATTGTGTCATACTCATCCATCTCTTCCTGTTGTTTTAAAAGCCATCCGCACAGATCATCATAGTGATAGCGTGTGTTAATGATAACAATAGAACCATTAGGCATGATACGTGTGCGTAGACCGGCAGGATACCATTCTTTTACATACCTGCGTCCAGCTTCAGAATAGGAATCTTCCTCGGACATTACGTCATCAAGGATAGCTATGTGTGCGCCCCGACCAGCAATCTGGGATCTAACACCCGCAGCGTAATACATACCTCCCTGATTTGTCTTCCATTTACCCGCAGCACGAACATCGCTTCGCAGGGAGACACCCTTGAATATGTTTGTAAATTGTTCTGTATTAACAATATCCCGAACACTACGACCAAAGTCACTTGATAGCTGGTCACTATGAGACACAGTAAGTATCTCATGTTCAGGGTTTCTGCCGATATACCAAGCAGGGAATAGTTTTGAACAGATGACAGACTTTGAAGATCGTGGTGGTAAGAACACCATTAATCTTTTTATTTCACCTGATTCAAGCATCTTTAACTTATTTGATATAAGTTCTATGTGACGCCCCATGCGCCAATCAGACACAAGAGTAGGTGCCATCAAGCGGACAAAAGTAAGAAAGTCGTTTTTACTTTCTTCTATAACTTTTGTTTCAAGAAGAGCATTGAGCTTTATAAGCGAAGCTAGATAGTTTTCATTAATCTCTGTCATTCTATGTAGTATTATAACACATCTTTAAAGATATTACAAGATAGATAAAGAAAATAATAATAATAGTTATAAAGATCTTTAAAGATAGGCCCAAAAAATAATTATATTGACCCTTGTATTTTTGGTAAATATATGACAGTGTGGTTCATACATATAGCAAAAGATAGGAATTTTTTGTATAGGGTATATGTATACTATCTATGTATAGTGCCGTCTGAGATTAAGAGATACCTTACTTGTCATCTACCGCCTAGAATACTAAGTCGGCTGCCTTCGCCCCTTTAATGAGGGGCGTCGTTGCCTTTCATTCTTTTATCTTAATC